TCTTGGCTGCGGATTGCCCAATCCTTTACATTTTTACCGCTGGGTTCGTCTATTAAACGAGTTCCTCACATATATTTCTAAGTGTGAGTGGTAGTAAAGGCTCTAAGGTGGTTTCCCGCAATTTGATCACGTTGCCATTATTTAATTCTTTTAAATGTTTTAAAAATTCAATTGCTCTTTTTTTGTTTTCTTCCAACGTTATTAATAAAGAAGAGAACTCTAATACTTTATTTGAACGTATTTTTATATCTGATAATACAATATCTCTGAATCGTATACTCCATCCAGTTTGTATTTTATTTCGGTATTGCGGATTAATATAATCGTCGTAATTGTCGCATATATTTAATTTAAATCCTAGCATTTTAGTAATGCGTTTATCTATAAAACTATTCATTATACCAGATGACACGGATTGTCTATATTCTGTAGATTGACCAAACACTTTGCAAGTAATAGTCAAATTATATCCCTGTGGAGATAATGAATTATGTTTTATAATTTCTTCGGATTCAATATGATTAGCATCTTCAAAATTACAATTATGTAATAATTGCAATGTGAAGTTTTCTTTTCCATATTTTTTAATAGCATTGTTTAAGTTGCGACAACCATATTTTGTTTTATTATTTAATGCTTCATATATGTGTGTACGAAATCGTCCTTCCATTCCGTGTGGAATAAATTTTGTTTTTTTACGAATATGTGAAACCGCTTGACCTATATAAATTTTTTGATTAATTGTATTTATAATTTTATAAATTTCAATCCATCTTAATGTTTCATCAGTAAATTTTGTATTTTTTAATTCTAACTTAGAATTCATCTATATTATATTAGCAATTTGTTTTTATATGTTTATTCAAGAATTAATTAATGACTAGAGGATTATATCCATCCAATACCATATCTTCATAAAGGTAATGGACAGGTAAACATTACAACATTTTCCTAATTAAGTATTGTTTACAACTTAAATAGTGTTCCCCTGTTGACGACAAGATTTATCGCCATCGAAGTCGGCATTGTACGGCCGAGTATCCGCTACGTTCATCCTAAATGTGTCACCTCGCTTCATAATTTTTGCGATGTGACACATCATCGACATTCTGTGTAATGTCGGTTGTCTATTAAATAGAATAGGGTCACCATCCATCATGTGACGATGGACTATGTCTCCGTTTTCTAGTTGGATAGACTTTTTATCCACATATCTCAATGTGATAGAATCTCCATTTTTTCTTTCCAATATTTTAGCACCAGGATATACTTCAGGGCCATTCTGAACGAGTTTCATCAAGAATGCTCTATTAACGTCATTAACTACAACTGGTTTGGTAATATTTTTCGCAATTTTCATTGGAATACCTAACTCACGAATAGATATATTCGGATCAGCAGTAATAACGGAACGAGCACTGAAATCTACACGTTTTGCCATAAGATTTCCTCTCATTCTACCACCTTTTCCATTCAGTCTATCTTTGATTGACTTTAGAGGTCTACCAGAGCGCTGTGCGACGGAAGCAACTCCTGGAATTTTATTATCGACTTGGGTTGCGACATAGTACTGGAGTACTGTGGTCCAATCGTCAATGACATTCGCAGGTGCATTATTTGTAATTTTTTCTTGCAACGTTTTATTTGTTTTTATAATATTTACCAAGATGTGACTCAAGTCATCTTCCGACCTTTGTTGTGCATCATGTTTTACAGATGGTCTTACAGCAGGAGGTGGCACTGCCATGACTTGACAAACCATCCAATCGGGTCGCGACCAGACAGGACTAAATCCCATGAAAGACACATCTTCATCTGAAATTCTTTTGCAAATTTTTAAAACCATTTCAGGTGTAACCTTTATCACTAAATTTTGTCCATCTGTATCACTTCCAGAATCATTTTTCCATTCAGCATAAATGGTAGCAAGATCCGCTTTTCTAATTTTCTGAGGTTGAAGACATCCGCATCCGTCATCAGTGTCCTCGCCGCATCTTTTGACTTTGCTGGCGAGCGCAAACACGTATTTCCAACGGGCATCCCCCACCATCTTCAGTGCTTGTTTATATTTCTCTTTGCTGATTAAAAGTTTACTGCATTTGAAACACACACACCTTAATACTTTCAATATGGAACTTAAATATTGAATGTAAAAGACGGGACGTGCCAATTCAATGTGCCCAAAATATCCAGGTGTTTGCATGTAGTCTAGACCATCGGTGGGACAGATTAGACCAGGTTCAAGAACACCCATTCTTGGATCAAACAACCCTCCAATAATGGGTTTATTATTTACATAAGTATCTCTCGTAGTAATTTCTGCAACAGAACCCTTTCGGATTTCCTCTGGAGACAGAATACTAAATTGTATCCCAATAATTTTAGAACTATTATTATGCGCAATTGTTTTGTTATTTGCGGCCATCTTCCTTATATTACAACAACAATATTTAGATTGTTTACAATCAATTTTATTTTAAAGTAAAAATTGACATATTTGTATTTTACAAAATAAAATAAAATTGAAATCAAAATATCACCCTACAATGATATTACTATTATTATAAAGAATGACTCGAGATTCAAAAAAGGAAATTAACAAATCATCTGCGTATCGCCGGGGGCTAACGGGTCATCCAAGGGGTTGCAGAAAATTAGATGAACAATCTGATAGCGATGATGGGGAGGATTCCAGTTTTAGTGAAGACGATGGAGATGAGATGGATGCAGTAGAATATCAGAATTTTCTAGCGAAAATGTTTCCATCAAAATATATAAATGATAAAGTTAAAAAGGGAAAGGATATTAAAAAATTCTTGAAAAATTTACCACAAGAGAATGACAGCGAAGAAGAAGAAGAAGAAGAAGAATTTTCGTCTAAAAAAAATAAAAAATCAAAGGCTACTAAAAAGAATAAAAAAATATCCAAATCTTCTAAACATTCAAAGAAATACGAATCATCTGATGAATCTTCTGATGAAGAAGAGGATGAGGAGGAGGAAGAAAAAGCTGTAAAAAGAAAGAGAAATTTTAAAAAATCTAAAAAGGAAAAAGATGTAAGTGAGTCGGAAGATAGTGATGAAGATGACGATGACGATGATGGAAGGAAATCTCATCGTATTACTAAAAATGGCGCAGGTAAATTCAACATTATATTTACTATTGGAAATTCGTCAAACAAAAATGATGAAGAAGATGATGACGAAGATGAATGGGAGGATTATGATGAAGACGATGATACCGATGATGATGATGATGAAACTGAGGATGAAGATGAAGATATTGAAAGTAGTGATGATGAAGAGGATAGCGATGATGAAGAGGAAGAGGATGAAGAAGAGGAAGATAGTGATGATGAGGAAGAAGAAGAAAAATATTATTCCAAGTCTAGAAAATCTAAAAGACATGCAAATAAGAAGGACAATAGGAAAGAAACTAAAAAAGAAAATAAAAAAGACAACAAGAAGGAAAATAAGGATAAGGATGCAACCTATTCAAATACAGAAATACTAGATATTATTAAAAAGACTACCACTGATACAGAAGATCCAGATATTGATTCAGATGAAAAAATGCTACAACAATTGGAGCTTATTCATAGTAAAAATAAAAATAATAAAATTATCCAAGATTGCATCAAGGTATGTGAAAAGGGAATCAAGGATAAAAAAAAGAATAGTGAAAAGAAAGAACGAAAAATAAAGGAAAAACATGGCCGCATTTTCAAGCGTATTATTCGTGATAAAAATACCATGAATGATTTTACATTCTTTGAAAAACTTGCACCTGTTGAACAAAAGAAAATTATCAAAGAATTGCGTGAAATTAATAAAATCACGCGCATCGAAAAACCATATAGACTCACTCTATTAGAATCAAACATGCCAACCATTTTCAAAGCAGCCGCTATGAAAAAAATCGGTTCTTTGAGATATATGGAACCAGGATCGGGTGAGTATTATAAAATTAAAAATTGGGTTGATACCTTCATGCGCATTCCTTTCGGAAAATATGATAATCTTCCTGTTAATATTTCAGATGGTGTTGACGTATGCCACGAGTTTATGTCAAACGCACAAAAAACGCTTGATGATGCGGTTTATGGATTAAATGATGCAAAAATGCAAATCATGCAAATGTTAGGTCAACTGGTAACAAATCCCGCTGCCATTGGGACTGCGATTGCTATTAAAGGACCACCTGGAACAGGTAAGACGACACTTGTCAAAGAAGGCATCAGTAAAATTCTAAATAGACCATTTGCATTTATTGCGCTTGGAGGTGCAACCGATAGTAGTTTCTTAGAAGGTCATGGCTACACATATGAAGGTAGTATTTGGGGTAAAATTGTTCAAATATTAATTGATAGTAAATGCATGAATCCTGTTATATATTTTGATGAATTGGATAAAATAAGTGATACACCAAAAGGTGAAGAAATTACTGGAATATTAACCCATTTGACGGATACCTCTCAAAATAGCCAATTCCATGATAAATATTTTGCCGAAATTGATTTTGATCTAAGTAAATGTCTTTTTATATTTAGT